CGATCTTTACACCTGCCATACACAACGTAACTTGGTCAGCTCGTATAGGTGTTTTTAAAATTACACTCCATATCTTTGCAATATCATCGTGGTTTTTATCAAACTCTCCGTAGATATTTTTTCTTTCACCACTAACTAGGAGATCAGCTTGTTCAAGAACTTCTGTAACTTGATTGTATAAATCCATTATAAATCTTGTTCTCGCTTATCTAACATTTGTAAGCCAATATATTTCATATTGTTTTTGCTTACATTTTTATAACCTTGTAACTTGATTGTTTCTCCTTGTTTAACATCACGAGAAACTTTTAAAGATCCGTAATAATGATGTTTTGCGTCAGCATCTTTATTTGGCATTATATTTCCTTTACCTTCTTTTAATTCAAATTTTTCACTCATATATCCCATCCATCGTCTGTAGGTTTATTGCGATTAATTTTTTCTTCGTGATTTTTGTAAACTCCTTGTAGCTGCTCATTACTATCTATTTCATTCTTAAACTTTGTATAAATAGAACGAAGTCGACCAAGATCTTTTGATCCATCAATAGCATTACTTATCATCGTAAAATCACTTAAAGATACTTCAGAGGATTGATCATTTTCGTTTATAGGAGGAATATGATTTTTATTCTCCTCCGAAGTATCACTCGCATCGTTATTGTTAGTGGAGTCAACAAACCCTTTGTTGTTCTCCATTATTTGCATCTCATCCGCAGACGCAAATTCCGTACCTGTCAAATCTAAACAAGCTAATGCTCTACCAAGCGATGATGTTTGGCAATTTTCCATTGCACTTGTTACATTGATATGATTAGAATCTCTAAATTCTTGTGCTAATCCACAAGCTAAAAATTTATTTTTGTAAAAAATTTCTGTTTTAACAATTACTGATCCAGGTAAAAATTTATGAATTTCTTTACCGTTTTTGTCTATATAATTGAAAACTTTTGGATCGGTTAATTCATAAGAAGAATGATAACTTACATCTAAACCAAAGTGTTTTCTAAAAATAGAATTTCGATCCTTAACATATAAATATGATTTGCCTTTTATTTCTTTTGCTTTTATTTCAGAATTTCTTACTTCATTAATTGCATCAAATAGTTTTTTATTATCGGCAGTTTCAGTAGCCATATAACTCCTTTGCTTCGTTTA